TCAGACCCTAGAGGTATCTTCGGCGTTGAAGGTGCGTAATCAATAAATTTTTGTGGTGGGCTTCGGCCCGCCACATCATATAAGAAAGAATGCATAACACTATTATACAAGATAATTTTTTTAAAAATGTTGAAGACATAATCAATATATCTAAACAATTAAAATTTTATCCAGCAAGAGAAGAAGATAATTGGCCAGGAGTTAGAACTAAATCTATACATGAAACTCACTATGATTTGTTTTTAGAAATAACTAACAAAATAATTAATAATTATTACCCTAATTCAAACTTTAAATTTAAAAATACTTTAATTTGTTTTGCTAAAGTAAAACCTGGAGATAAAGGTAAATCTCATTTTCATTATGATAATAATGTAAAAATTGCAGCTGTGGTTTATTTAAGTAAAGGTAACATAAAATCAGGAACAACTATTTTTAATAAAAATAAACAACCACAAGTTGTTATGTCAAATGACTTCAACACTATGATTTCTTATGATGGAACAAAATATCACGGTCTTACTGATCTAAATGTTTTACAAGAAAGATTAACTTTAAATATATTTATTGGTGACATAATCTTGCCTTATTTGTAAAATACTCAAAAAAAATGAAAAAATTCCTAATAACAATATGGGCTTACGATCACTACGCAAAATTTCAAGTTTTGTCTGAAGATAACGCCGTTTCTCTTGAACAATCAATCCTTGACAAGTTGGGAGAAAATAGTATAAATTGGGAAAAAACGGGAATGTTCGGCTCGTTAAATAGAATAACCTATGAGGAGGTTGTTGATGATACAAGACCTATACAAAGCAAAAAGGTCCTTGGAGTTGAAGTGGGAACAGGAGCATCTATCTAATGGTAGATATACTCTTGAAATGGTCCGGATCGATGACAAAGTTAAAGAAGTCATCACAAAGATCAAGCTGGAAGAAGCAGCTATTGCCCACAGGCAAAATACTATTGAGGGTGCAGCTCCACAAGTTTCTGTAGCTACTTAATCAAAAGCTACATCGCTGAAATGCATAAATACCGTAGGCTCTCTTGCACTCTACTAAAAAATAACATATAATATCTTTACTATACATTAAATTGAATATCGACGCGTATAGTCGACGGCCTAGAGACGATATTCAAATAACTAGGAGGATAACACTATGGCAAACACTACGTTTTCAGGACCAGTCATTTCTAAAAATGGCTTTACAAGTACAGGTCCTGGTATGACTGTTAGCTTAACAGCTGACACAACATTAACAGTTGCTGCACATGCGGGTAGAATTTTACTTTGCAATGATGCTGACGGTAAATTTACTTTACCTTCAATCAATGTAAATGCAAATGGCGCATCAGCAGGTGATAATGACTTTAATAACTTAAACAACATCGGTGCAACTTTTAACTTTTTTGTTGAAACAGCTGCAACTGATATGGACATCAAAACAGACGGTACTGATAAATTCAAAGGTGCAATCTTAATTGGTGTAGACGACGGTGCGAAAAAAGCTTTCGTACCAGCTGCAACTAACGATGTTATTACTATGAATGGTTCTACAAAAGGTGGAATCGCTGGTAGTATAGTATCTTTCACTGCGATTGATACTGCTACATACATGGTTCACAATTCTTTATTGATTGGATCAGGTACAATAGTAACACCATACGCAGACGCGTAATAAATAATTAATGTGGGGCTTCGGCCCCACATATTAATTTTAAGGAGAAACAAAATATGGCAACATCAGATCAACAGTTTTCTACAAGAACTTCTGACGGTAGATTTGGTAAAGCAACAGACGCTTCAGGTTCATTTATTGGACCAGCAAGAATAACTTATATTCAAGTTGAAGGCGTAGCTAACAGTAACATCAAACTTTATGATGGAACTGATAATTCTGGAGCTTTAGTATTCGAAGGTAATTGTGGAACTGAAGGGTTAGACATTTATGTACCGGGAAGTGGTATTAGATGTAGAACTGGAATATATTTAGACTTAACCAATACAACATCAGTTACTATTGGATATACTGGCTAGGAGGTTAAATGGCTAATACTACCTCGGGCACTACAACGTTCGATAAAACTTTTGCTATTGATGAAATAGTAGAAGACGCATTTGAACGTATTGGATTACAGAACGTTGCAGGTTATCAACTTAAATCTGCAAGACGATCTCTTAATATCTTATTTCAAGAATGGGGTAATAGAGGTATTCATTATTGGGAAATAGATGAACTTGATCTTGATTTAGTTGAAGGACAAGCTGAATATAAATTTTTTAGATCGAGTGATGATGGCACAAGTGCTACATCAAATCCAAATGGTGTTTACGGAATGTCCGATGTCCTTGAAGCACAATTAAGATCTAATAGAACTCAAACAACTCAATCAGATAGTCCGATGACAAAAGTAGATAGATCTTCTTATGCAGGTTTTTCTAATAAGTTATCTAAAGGAACTCCTAATCAATATTGGGTACAAAGATTTATTGATCATGTTAGTATTAGTATTTATCCAACCCCAGATTCTACAAATGCATCTAAAGATATGCATTTCTATTATATAAAAAGAATTCAAGATGCAGGAGATTATACAAATGCATCTGATGTACCTTTTAGATTTGTGCCTTGTATGGTTGCAGGTTTAGCTTTTTATCTTGCACAAAAATTTCAACCACAATTAGTTCAACAAATGAAATTATACTATGAAGATGAATTACAAAGAGCTCTTGCAGAAGATGGTTCGGCTTCTAGTACATATATTACACCAAAAGCTTATTACCCAGGAACATAATGGCAAAATACGCAACAGGAAAACATGCAAAAGCAATTTCTGATCGATCTGGTATGGAGTTTCCATACAGAGAAATGGTTAGAGAATGGAATGGTGCGTTTGTACATGTTTCTGAATTTGAACCAAAGCAGCCACAACTAGAACCAAAACCTCTTTCTGCAGATGGTATTGCCTTAAGAAACGTAAGAAGTGATAGAACAGAACCAGTTACAACTGTTTTAATAGCAGAAAATGGTTTTGAAACTTATGCTGCAGGTTCTGGAATTATAAATGTTTATTCACCTGGACACGGTTTAACAAATGGAACAACATATTTATTTAGAGGACCACCTACAATATCACCTGGTACAGGTACATCCTATAATCCAGTTGGTGGTGCAGCTGGTAATCCTGTTTTTGCTTATGCAACAATTCCTAACTTTGATGGAATAACAGGTGCACAAATAGGACAAGGTTCAGGATATGCTGTTACAACAGGAAAATATATTCCTGATACAGGAGACGGAAATCCAGGAAGAGGTACAACTGACTTTTTAATTTCAAATTTCTTCTTCTTTACAGTTAACTCAGATACTGCTACAACTGGTGGTATAAAAGGAGGAGGCTACGGTTGTTCCGTTGGGCCTATTACTATCGAAGGATGATTAAAAAAATTTTAAATTGGATAAAAGGTGTATTTAAACCTACAAGACAAAAACAAGAACAAGAAATTACAAAAGGTTTTTGTGATGAACACAATAAATATAAACATCGTTGTCCTAAATGTAGAGAATTAGCAGGAGTAGCATAATGGCTGGATTAAGTTATAACGATTTAGTTACAAACATCAGAAGCTACACAGAAACAGATTCTAATGTTTTAACAACCGCTGTTTTAGAAAATATAATTTTAAACTCACAATATAGAATATTTAGAGATGTGCCCATTGATGCAGAGCGAAGACAGCAAACTGGTAATTTAGTTGCTGGCCAAGAGTCTATTAATGCTCCTGCAGGAGCATTATTTATTAGGGGTATACAAGTTTATGATTCAAGTGCCGTGATTACTGGAGCTAATGTTTGGCTAGAGAAAAAAGATTATACATACTTGCAAGAATATCAAGATGTGACAGGAACCTCTGCAGCTCAAGGTAAACCTAAATATTACGCTATGTATGGTGGTGGAACAGGTAATACAGATACTACATCTGGAAGAATAGCTTTTTCACCAGTGCCAAATACTACCTATAAATTTAGAGTTCATTACAATAAAATGCCAGACACTTTAGAGTCTAGCAATCAAACTAATTATATTAGTCTTAATTTTCCTAATGGATTATTATATTGTTGTTTATCAGAAACTTATGGTTTTTTAAAAGGTCCGATAGACATGTTGACACTATATGAAAATAAGTATAAACAAGAGGTACAGAAGTTTGCTAACGAGCAAGTTGGTAGAAGACGAAGAGACGACTACACAGACGGCGCAGTTAGAATACCGATTAACTCAGCAAACCCGTAGGAGATAAATTATGGCAATAACATCGGCAATATGTTCAAGTTTCAAACAAGAACTTTTACAAGGTAAACACAATTTTGCTTCATCAGGTGGACACACTTTTAAATTAGCTTTATTTACTAGCTCTGCATCTTTAGGTGCGGCTACAACAGACTATTCAACTTCAAACGAAATTACAAACACATCAGGAACTGCGTACACTGCAGGAGGAGCGACTCTTACAAGATCAGGAGTTGGTTTAACAGGAACTACAGCATTCACAGACTTTGGTGATGTTACATACACTTCAGCTTCTTTCACTGCAAACGGTGCAATGATTTACAACACTACAACAGCTGGTGGATCAAGCACAACTGACTCTGTAGCAATTATTGCTTTCGGTGGAGATAAAACAGCAAGTAATGGAACTTTTAAAATTGAGTTTCCTGCAAACGACGCGACAGCAGCAATAATCAGATTAGCGTAGGAGGTCGACCATGTCGACAACTTCAGGATGGGGCAGGTTTACCTGGGGCCAAGCTGAATGGAATGAGGACGTAACTCTTAAAACGGGTTGGGGTGCTCAACAATGGAGTGGCGATGGCGGCTGGGGAGATCTTTCTGATCAAACAGTTTCAGTTTCTTTAACAGGTATACAACTTACAACTAGCATTGGTACAGTTGATGTTCCTGATCAAGTAATAACACCTACAAGTTTTGAAATAACATTATCACAGGGAGAAGCTTTTGTTCCTGTCAATATAGATGGTGTATCTTTTTCTGCGTCTGTAGGTTCATTAACAGTTAACGATGTAACTATGGGTCTAACAGGCCAAGAAGTTACATCTGTTTTAGGCACACCAGTTGTAGCCGACATGACTGTTGGAATGACAGGTCTTGATTTAACTTTATCTCAAGGAACTGCATTTGCTCCAAATGATACCGTAATTATTTCTGGTCAAGAAATAACTTTATCACAAGGTACAGCAGTTGGAAGTTCTTCTCAAGAAGCAAGTTTAACAGGTATTGCAGCAACATTTAGTTTAGGTTCTGTAACTATTCCTAATGATACAGTTCAAATATCTGGACTATCAATGACTTCAACATTAGGTTCTATTGTTGGATTAGGTGGAGCATTAATTCAACCTACAGCTCAAACAATGACATCTAGTGTAGGATCGTTAACTGTAGAAGAAGGTTTAGGATTAACAGGACTATCGTTTAGTGCTAGTTTAGGAACAATTTCATTAACAGATATTACAGTAGGATTAACTGGACTATCAGCAACGTTTAGTGTAGGAACTGTAGACATATTTGCTTATGGCGATGTTGACACTGGTTCTAATACATCGTATAGTAATATTTCAACGGGTTCGAATTCTTCATATTCGAATGTTGCAACTGGATCAAATACAAGTTATAACGATGTAGCAGCGTAGGAGAATTTTTTATGGCATCAACATACACACCTTTAGGTGTAGAACTTCAAGCAACCGGTGAAAATGCGGGAACATGGGGAACAAAAACAAATACAAACTTACAGATTGTCGAACAGATATCTGGAGGTTATACAACACAAGCAGTAACTGATGGTGCAGATACAGCTCTTACTGTATCTGATGGATCAACAGGAGCAACTCTTTCTCATAGAATTATAGAATTTACAGGATCACTTACAGCATCTAGAAACGTTACAATACCTTTAGATGTACAAAACTTTTATTTTTTAAAAAATGCAACATCAGGATCTCAGAATGTTGTTTTTAAATATGCAACAGGTAAAGGAACTTCTGCTACAAGCAGAATCAGAACAATATCTGGAACAAGTGCTGGTGGAAATGAAACATCATTCCTCGATCAAGGATTTGAACCAGTCGAATTGGGAACAACTACACAATTATCTTCTTTAAGAATGGTTGGATCTAAGATTAATGAGGATGCAAAACTTGGTGGAATGCCAAGAAATAAATCATTGACAATGGCACTTAAGTTGTCAACTAGTGATCAAAATCTTTCCCCAATGATTTTTACGGATCTATCTTCCGTAACTCTTACTGGCAGTCGATTGAATAGTCCTGTTGCAGATTATGCAACTAATGCTGATGTAAAATCACCAGATTTTGATCCACATAGAACAATTTATGTATCAAATCCAATTAATTTGCAGCAACCGGCAGATTCTCTGAAGGTCATCTTAGATGCATATAGGCATGATACTGCAGACTTTAGAGTATTATATAGTTTAATTAGATCAGATTCTGATGGTGTTCCTCAGCAATATGAATTATTCCCAGGATATGACAATCTTGAAATTTTTGACCAGGCAGGATTTGGCGTCATCGATTCTTCTAAGAATAGTGGAAGACCAGATACTTTTGTAAGGTCAAGTTTGAGAAATGAATTCCTCGAATATGAATTCACCGCGAACAATTTAGAACTCTTCGATGGATTTATAATTAAGATAGTTATGTCTGGAACAAGTCAGGCAAATCCACCAAGAATCAGAAACCTTAGAGCTATAGCAACAAGATGATAAGAGTAGAAGGCTACAGTCATCTCTATCGAGATGAAAAAAGTGGAGCAATTCTTAATTGTGACACAAAAGAATATGAAACCTATGTCAAATCTCGTAACCAGAGAAAATTGCAAAAAAGCGAAATTGAT